GATGGTGAATACATGCATGGACCAAATGTCAACGTACCGTTATTGCTTTGCGGCGCTATCGGTCTAGGTAGCGAGACAGGTGAGTTCCAAGAGATCGTAAAGAAGTGTGTGTTCCAAGGTAAGCCATTAAGCGAAGATACTGTCTTCCACATGAAGCGTGAACTCGGTGACATCATATGGTACTGGGTCAACGCCTGTAGGGCACTTGAGTTAGATCCAAATGATGTCGTTGCTGAGAACGTCAAGAAACTTGAAGCACGATATCCCGGTGGTAAGTTTGATGTCCATTACAGTGAGAATCGAAAGGTAAATGATCTCTGATTTTGAGACATCTGCTCTTTGGTTGATAGTTGATCCTTGGATCGATGTTTATAATCAAGGGTCTTTAAAATGCCCGGATATTGACGACATTAATAAACCTGTTATAAAAAATATAGCAAAGTACATAAGTCGATGTAAGCATGTTTTAGTTTCATGCCCTGTTTATGAAGATGGACAAAAAATTAAAATCGCAGATGAGTTACGCCATTTGCCTAATATCAATAATAATTTTGATCTCTTAAAAAGTTATATCGACAGAAACAAAATAAGTGATCTAGTTTACACAGGATTTCATCATGGATCATGTATTCTCACTAGACCTATAGGTGCTATTAACGTGAGCTTGAGGCTACCTCATTTAAGCCTATACCTCAAAAAGGATCTTGTAGGTAAATTGCCTTATTTGGATGAAACAATGTCCGATACAGAATCACAAAAATATATGAAATTTATCTAACTAACCGATAAATACATCTATTAATCGGAATATAACATGGCCGCTGATCCACTATCAACACCAACTAACGCTAACTTACAGCAATTAAAAGAGACGATGTTCGATAACCTGAGATTGCGCTTGGGTGGTGACATCATCGACTTAGAATTAGATCCTCAGCATTACGAGGCAGCATATGACTATGCTATCAAGGTATATCGCCAACGTGCGCAGAATGCTACGCAAGAAGGCTACACATTGATGACGATCATAAAGAACGTTGACACATATACGCTTCCTAGCGAATTCATCAACGTTCGTGCTATATTCCGTAGAACAGTCGGTCTTGAGACAGGCCCATCAAGCACAAGTTTCGACCCATTCAGTAGTGCTATCCTAAACACATATCTATTGAACTATAACTATACTGGTGGCATGGCCACATATGATTTCTATGCAGGCTATGTCGAGTTGGCAGCACGTATGTTCGGTGGATATGTCACATATACATTCAATCCTGTCACTAAAGTATTGCGTGTAGTGCGTGACTTCAAGGGCACAGGTGAGCGTGTGTTGATCTGGGCAGATATGACTAGACCTGAGACTGAGATATTACAAGATCCGGGCGCAGGTATATGGCTAGCAGATTTCATCCTAGCACAACTCAAAGTGATCATAGGTGAAGCCCGTGAGAAGTTTGGAACAATCGCAGGCCCAGGCGGCGGTACTAGCCTCAACGGTACTGCTATGAAAGCAGAAGGCAAAGCAGACCAAGAAAGATTGTTAGAAGACCTTCGTAAGTATCAAGATTACAGTCAACCATTGACTTGGATCCAAGGATAATCGTAGATAGTCTGATGCTTAAGATTTACAATCCCGGAAAACAATACGCAGACAAACTTTTAGGTGATTACCATAAACACCTTTTTCCTTTCGATCTAGAAAACGATAAGTGGATAGCTACGTCTGCTAGGGAAGAAGCGGATGTCATCGCAGTTAACTTTCATGAGTTGACTACAGAAATTGCTCTGAGCCAAAAAATAATTGAATTGAAAGCACTTAAATTACGCCCAGAACAAAAGATACTATTTTTACATATTTTTAATATTACCAATACGTTCGCAGATACTAATTATTACCTTTATATAAGAAAAACGCTTGAACAAGAACTCAAAAATGATTTTGCTATAATACACACAAACAGTTCTCAACCTAGAGAAATATGTTATGATTTCCTATGGAATAGGCAAAAATTATACTATACAGAATATAACAAAATAGACTTATTTGAAAGACTGTATACACACGGTACTGACGAAAGCAATTTTAAATTAGCGCCTATAGAAAAAACAGAATCACTAAAAAAATTCTTGTGTCCAAATAGGATTTATAATTTTTCTCACATAAGACTTGAATACAGAAAAAAACTGGCAAACTTTCTAAATCAATATCAGGATGATGGTTATATCAGTGATCCTGTTAACGGCAAGATATTGGACGCAGAAAATCCTATAGTAAACAAATTTCTAAACGAAGGCGGATGGCATCCTGTAGCCAATCGTTATTATCAACAAACATTTTTTAGTATTTTTTGTGAAACATTGACCGGTAATATACTTGTAGATTCTCCGTATAATTCAATTACGGAAAAAACTTGGGATCCATTGATAAAAGGCCATTTTATATTACCTTTTGGATACAAAGGTATGATTGATCATATAAAATCATATGGATTTAAGTTCCCTGATTGGATAGATTACAGCTATGATCAAATAGAGGATAATGATAGTAGATTTCAAGCATTTCAAGAATCAGCTAAAAAATTACTAGAGACATCTATAGACGACTTGATGGATCTATATACCAAAGACAGAGATATACTAATCCATAATCGTCAGGTATTTTGGGATCGCCCATACGATTCTCTTTATGACAAAGTGGTAACTTTTTTCAACAACGACAATTAAAAAATATTGACATCTCATACCTATAATATTATAATGTTAACTCTATCTAAAGAAGGCTGACATGATTATAGGAATCTCAGGATATATCGGTAGCGGTAAAGATACTGTAGCAGACTATCTGACTACATTCAAAGGCTTCAAGCGCATGAGTTACGCAGGTCCATTAAAAGACGCAGTAGCGGCTATCTTCAATTGGGATCGTGACATGCTAGAGGGCACGACTAAGACTAGCCGTGAATGGAGAGATCAAGTGGATCCTTGGTGGGCTGAACGTCTTGACCTAAAGCATCTTACCCCAAGATGGGTACTACAACAATGGGGCACTGAAGTAGGACGAAGGGCTTTCCATGATGATATCTGGATCGCTAGCATCGAAAATCAACTCAGGACTACAAAAGATAACGTAGTCATCAGCGATTGTCGTTTTCCAAATGAACTTAAGTCAATCAAGCGCATGGGAGGCATCACGATCCGTGTCTCTAGGGGAGACAATCCCCCATGGCACGATGCTGCCATTGCTTTCAGTAAGGGTTACTATACTGCTGGTTACCCTGAAGCTATGAAAGTATTAGAAGAACATAACGTACATGCTAGTGAATATAGTAGCGTCGGGTTAGATTACGACTATCGTATCGATAACAACGGAACTATTGATGAGTTACATAGACAAGTAGACTCAATAATCAACTTGTAAATCACCCCTTTTCCATGTGACTTGTTGACGTTTCACTACTTCAACACAGTTCAAACATATAGACCTCAGATTGCTAAAGTTAGTATTTCTGAGGTCTCCGTCTATATGGAACACTGTCATTTGTGTATGATATAGACTTTTGAATCCGCATATATCACAGATTTGTTTCTTTTTATAACCTGCTCTAGCCCAATTTGCAGGCTTTGATTTAGTCTTAGTTTTCTTTTTACCGCACTCATCACATATGCTACGATAGTGTTTTACGCCGTCACGGATATAATTGACTGCTCTAGGGTTCTTATTACATTGCTTACAGATAGGTCTAAGTAGTGCCATACTAGTATTTATGAAATAACCTTCGAAGGTGTCTTAAGCCTACCTTTTTTTGTGTTTACACTAAATAATATTAAGCGTACTAGGGTTGTTACCCTCAAAATATAACATTATAGGAAATAATAACATGGCACTTACATCACCAGGCGTAGAAGTTACAGTAGTAGACCAAAGTCAGTATCTTCCAGCCCCAACAAGTTCAGTTCCTTTTGTTGTCGTAGCGACAGCACAGGATAAAGCAAATCCAAACGGTACTGGCATAGCACCAGCGACAACTGCTGCTAACGCAGGTAAATTGTTCCAAGTCACAAGTCAACGTGATCTTGTATCATTATACGGAACACCGTTCTTCTACACTACAACAGACGGTACTCCAATTCAAGGTTACGAATTGAACGAGTACGGACTACTCGCTGCTTACTCAGCATTGGGTGTGTCAAATCGTTGCTATGTATTAAGAGCAGATATCGATCTAGCAAGTCTAGTTGGTAATACAGGTCGTCCAGTAGGAGAACCAGAAGATGGTGCTTACTGGTTAGATACTACTTCAACAAATTGGGGTATCTATGTATGGAATAGTAGCACAAATTCATTTACGCTACAAAATCCAATCGTTATTACTGATACAGACAATATAAGCGCAGGCTTCCCAGCTGGATATCTAGGCTCTATCGGTGATTACGCAGTCATCGCCTTACAAACTACAGCACCTCCAACTGCGTCTACAGCCAAGCAATTTTTCTATAAAAATCGTGATAATACTTGGGTAGTATTAGGATCGATTGAATGGCAGGAAAGCGTACCAGCTGTAACAGGTACAAATAGCAATCCTACATTATCAGCAGGAAATACTTTTGGACTAACATTAGCAGGCGGCACAGCAGCAGAAACAGCATTTGCTCTAATTACTGTTCAAGGTCTTGGACAGAATACTGTTGAGGGTGTAGCAACTGAGATCAACAACTTAGGTTGGCAGGGTATTCAAGCTAATGTAAATAGTTCAGGTCGTCTTGAACTTCTTATAGGTAATAGCCTAGCAGTAAATGTCCAAGCAGGAACAGGTACAGTATTATCTGATATAGGTATCACACCGGGTATATATCGCCCACCTGTAGTGACATACGGTACTTCAGCTAACTTACCATTATGGGGAGCAGATCAGACAGAACCTCACCCAACTGGTTCAGTATGGATCAAAGTTGGCTCATCAGGTAATGGTCTGGTTCCGGTAGTCAAAGAATATGATGCTGTAATAAGCGCCTTCAATACATTAAATGTAACACTAGCAATAGACGATGCTAACGCAACTAATGGTTTAGATGCGACAGGCGGACAAGCAATACCAGCTGGTACAGTCTATGCTCAGTATGATTTCAATGGACAGTATGACGAGAGTCCAGTATATTTATGGAAGCGAGTAGCAACTGGTCCAACAGTAGTAACTGGTACTAACACAGCACCAAGTTTCGATTCAGGTATATATACAGCAACAGTATACGTCACTACTGCTAATAGCAGCGGATGGAGCGGTCCATACACTATCACTTTAGCAGACAATACATTTGCCGAAGATTTCGTAGAAGCATGGCAAGCAGCTAACATTCCATTCACTACAGCATCAGTAGGAACAGATGGAAGCATACAGATCACACACACCTTAGGTGGTGCTATCCGTGTAAACGACATCGATTCTTCAACAGGTTTAAGCAATGGCTTGATGGAAGAAGCAGGTTTTATTGCCGGATCTACAGATGGTTGTAAGTTTGGTTATCTTGTAGAAACTACGTTCACTTTGAGTGCGGATAGCACTTCAGGTGGCGGCGCCGGAGCACAAGTTGTAATATCAAAACTAAATGATAATTATCTTGTAGAATCAATAGCAGCAGCCGGAGCTTCTTATGCTGTAGGTGACACATTGACATTCGACGGTGAAAACTTAGGTGGAGTCACTGGTTCAAATGACTGTATATTAGTTGTATCATCAGTTGATGGTTCAGGTGGTATACAACAAGTCGCTCTTTCAGCTAACGGTGACTTACCTGCTTACGCATATGAAGTACAATTAAGTAACTGGGTAGAGTTCCCATATACTGCGAACGAGGGCGCACCAACAGAGATACCAGCTAACGGTACTAACTGGTTCTATAGTGTTGTCGATGAAGTAGATATCATGGTAAATACTTCAAGTGGTTGGAGAGGCTATCGTAATGTAAACTTCAATAGCAACGGTTTCCCACTACCAAGCGGTACAAACACAACTGACCCAAATGGTCCAATCGTAAGCGCAAGCGAGCCAACTACTCAAAGTGATGGCACTGCTCTTGTTTATGGTGATCTATGGATCGACACAAGCGACTTAGAAAACTATCCAGTAATTCTACGTTGGCAGATGGTCGACGGTGAAGATAGATGGGTATTGATTGATAATACTGATCAAACTTCAGGCTCAGGTGTGGTATTTGCTGACGCACGTTGGTCAAGTGATCAAAACACTATCAACCCAGCAAACGATCCTATCCCAACAATTAAGTCATTGTTGACAAGCAATAACCTAGATTTAGACGCACCAAATGCAAGTCTATATCCAGTAGGTATGTTGTTATTCAATACTCGCCGTTCAGGATACAATGTCAAGCAGTGGAGAAATAACTACTTCAACTCATTGAGTTTCCCGGACGAATCACTACCAACTATAAAGAGTACTTGGGTAAGTGCTTCAGGTTTACAAAGTGACGGAAGCCCATTCATGGGTCGCAAAGCTCAGAGAGCTATGGTAGTAGCTGCTATGCGTTCAGTAGTAGATACAAATACTGCTATACGTGATGAAGATAACTTCTTCAACTTGATGGCTGCTCCAAACTATCCAGAACTACAGCCTAACATGGTTGTATTGAATAGTGATCGTGGTGAGACAGGTTACATCTTAGGTGACACTCCAATGGGATTACCAGAAGATGCGACAGCGATACAAGCATGGGCAACTAACGCAGCAGGTGCTACAAGCACAGGTGAAGAAGGTTGTGTAACACGCAACACTTATCTTGGCTTGTTCTACCCAAGCGGTATTGCGCTTGATCTAAGCGGTAACGAAGTAGCAGTTCCAGCATCACACATGATGTTGCGTACATTCTTGCGTAACGATACAGTCGCTTATCCTTGGTTAGCGGCAGCAGGTACTCGTCGCGGTATCATCGATAACGCATTAAATATCGGTTACTTAGATCGTGCAACTGGTGAGTTCGTGACTATCAAGACACGTATCGGTATCCGTGATGTTCTATACATCAACTTCATCAACCCACTAGTGTTCTTCACTGGTAACGGCTTGTTGAACTATGGTAACAAGACATCATTCAATAGTCAAAGCGCATTGGATCGTACAAACGTAGCAAGACTTGTTGCTTACATCCGTCGTCAATTGACTATCGCTGCAAGACCATTCGTATTCGAACCAAACGATCAGTTGACTCGTCAACAGATCAGCGGTGTCGTAGAATCATTGTTTGTTGACCTTGTAGCAAAACGAGGCATCTATGACTACTTGGTAGTCTGTGATGAATCAAACAACACTCCTGCTAGAATAGATCGCAACGAATTGTGGATCGATGTCGCAGTTGAGCCTGTGAAGGCTGCTGAATTCATCTACATCCCAGTTCGTATCTTGAACACAGGTGAGTTGTCAGGAGCGTAATAAAAGACAAAAGAGAGCCTCGAAAGGGGCTCTCTAGATTGATAAATACTATAAAGTAGGAGATTTTTAACATGGCAACAGCCTCACAATCATTGTTCAACATGACAGTAGCATCTGATAATGCCGGAGGCAATCAGGGCCTGTTGATGCCAAAACTACAGTTTCGTTTCAGAGTTAACTTCCTTAACTTTGGTGTCGATGCTGCAGGTGGCTTATCATTAACAAAGCAAGTCGTAGATTGCACACGTCCTAACTTGACGTTCGACGAAGTAACATTAAACGTTTACAACTCAAGAATCTATCTTGCTGGTAAGCACACATGGTCAGAATTAACAATCAACGTTCGTGATGATGCTTCAGGTACAGTTTCAAGAGCAGTCGGTCAACAGTTACAGAAGCAATTAGATTTCGTTGAGCAGGCATCTGCTGCAACAGGTCAAGACTATAAGTTCCAAACTAACATCGAAGTATTAGATGGTGGTAATGGTACTCAAGCCCCAGTGGTATTAGAGACTTGGGAATGCTATGGTTGCTTCTTGAAAGGTGCTAACTACGGTGGAATGAACTATGGTACTAACGATCCTATGCAGATCGCATTGCAGATACGTTATGATAATGCTATTCAGTCACCATTAAGTTCAGGTGTTGGCGCAAGCATTGGAAGAATCTTATCAGGCGACAGCGCAACTGGCATCGGCGCAGCGACCTAATAGTTAAGGTCTCCTGGTTATGTCAGGATTTTTTCAAAATCTACTACAGGACGCTGCCGGAGCATTCTTCGGCAGCGATTACCTTAGAGATTATACCCACGCAAGTAAAACATTTAGGACGAATAGTTATCAAAATGCTCCTAAATATAAATTCATCTTTCATACCTATTTCAACATTAACGTTGAAGCCTGGCCTGATTCTACAGATAAGAACATAGGTATTTTAGTTAAAGATGTAAAGCTACCTACTTATAATTTTAACACTGCTCAGTTAAATCAATATAATCGTAAAAGAATCGTACAAACTAAGATTCGTTATGAACCTGTAAGCATAACATTTCATGATGATAATGATAACTTGATTAATAGAATGTGGTATGCTTATTATACCTATTATTATGCTGATGCTACAAAACCTACAGTATTTTTAGGAAAACGAGGAGCAGTTCCTCCTAATGACGGCAACGCAAATTCTCCGCAATCTACTAATGCTGATTATAATATCACCAACATTTACAACGACAGCATTAGCGGAGATGATAACTGGGGTTATATAGGAGAGACCGCGACTCCAAAATTTGGTCACAAGGTTCCTTTCTTTAAAAATATCACAATATTTGGTTTTAATCAACACAGTTTTACAGCATATACTTTAATAAATCCTATCATCACTAATTTTGGACATGATACTTATAATTACGCTGAAGGCAGCGGAGTTATGCAAAACCAAATGACTGTTGATTATGAAACTGTCGTTTATAATGAAGGTGCTATCGATGGTAAATCTCCCGGTGATATCGTTACTGGTTTCGGTGATCAAGCCACATATGATAGAACATTAAGTCCTATCGCTAAACCAGGATCCAACGCTACTATATTAGGTCAGGGTGGCTTAGTTGACGCTGCCGGCGGCGTGGTAGAGGATCTGGCATCAGGAAATATATTAGGTGCTATACAAAAGGCAGGTACAGCATATAATACAGTAAAAAATACAAACTTAAAACAAACAGCTAAATCAGAATTAGACAGTATGTTAAGAGGAGCGTTAGGAAACCCTACTCCTAATAGAGTAAGTCCTAATAGAAATGTTTTATTCGATGTCCCAAATAGATCAGCAACACCTAATTTCATTGGTATAGCAGGAGCACCTACTATTAGCAATCCTCCTACTCCTAATCCTGTAACAAATATACCAGTAGCGGGTCAACAGGTAAGAAAATAAAATGGCATTAATATCAACTCAAAATCAAAGCATAGATAGAACAGTAAAAATTTTTGATAATTTTTATAACAAATCTATAACTATACCTAGCAATCAATACGATGTAGTATTAAGTTACTTTAAAGGTGTATGCGAGACCGAAACAATTGCAAAAAATTTCACAGCATTTTTATTTAAAATAGCGCAGGAATCAGGCGTAGACGCAATGACATTATTAGAAAATATAAAAGGCTCAACTAAAAATAAACTAGAACTTAACCAAGTTCTCGCATACTACCTCAATAGTTTTAAATCAAAAACAAGTCTTTATGGAGTAGCAGTTATTCCCCGACCAGTGCAACCTGTAGCACGTAACGTAGTTTTATGATATGGCTAATTGGGCTCAGGGTAAATACCAAGTCATCAACAAACACAAGTATGTAGGTAAATCCGTACCTAAATATCGTAGCGGTTGGGAACTCACTTTCATGATGTTCTGCGACAATCATGATAGCGTCATACAATGGGCTAGCGAAGCGATACAAATACCATATCGAAATCCATTGACAGGTAAGCAAACGGTATATGTGCCCGACTTTTTTGTGTTGTACGAAGATAAGTTTGGTAATCAGAAAGCAGAGATCGTTGAGATCAAACCTAAGAAACAAACATTGATAGAAAGTAGAGTTGCCAGCGCAAGAGATAGAGCAACGGTAGCACTCAATCACGCAAAATGGGCAGCGGCAATGGCATACTGTAAACGTATAGGATGTACGTTTCGTGTCATAACTGAAGACGATTTGTTTTATAAGGGTAAACGCAAATAAATACTTCATGACGAAAAAACTTGAAGAACTTTTTAACCTCGCTCAAAACGAAGAGACAGCAGAAGAATTTGAGTTACCTCCTGAGACTCAGGAGATCACTGAGACAGCACTCAATAACCTTGAGAAAATAGAGAACGCATTACCACAGGTGCGTGGGCTTGAGACCGCTGATATAGAGATGGACGAACTCGCTAGCCTGGCTCAGAATAGTTATAAAGACTTGATGGATCTAGGTATGCAAGTAGACAGTCGTTTCAGTAGTGAGATATTCAATGTTGCTGGTACTATGCTAGGTCATGCTATAACTGCTAAGACCAATAAAGTCAGCAAAAAACTCAAGATGATTGAGTTACAGTTGAAAAAAGCAGCGTTAGATCAAAAAACTGCTAGCAAGGATAAAGAGATTGAAGCTACACCATTGGGTGAGGGCAAAGCCCTCGACCGTAATGAGATACTCAAGGCCCTTCTTGAGAAAAAGACGGATAAATGATAAATATTAGATACGGGAATATACAGATATGAAAAGCCTAAAACAATACATTGCTGAAAGCGTACATCTATATGATGTCACTATTAAGATCGCTGGTGAAGTCGATAAGAACTTTTTAGACTTATTCATCTTCAATTTAAAGAAGTTTGAACCAGCAGGTCCTATCACACCTAAGACACTTCCTATAGCGAAAGATGTCTATGGTTTTCCTGGCGTACATAACGAGCCAGTCACTATAATGAAGTGTAAGTTCCGTTATCCATGCACAGAGCCAATGGTACAGCAATTAGCACAGTTGTTAGGTTATAACTTGAACTATGTACGTCTTGTGAACACATCATATGATGACAGCATCAACCGTGAGCAAGAAGAGTATGCTAATCAGATGGAACCTAATATGAAGGATTTCGATAAGATTAGCGGTGCTGAAGAAGCAAGCAAAGCATATGGTAACTCATATCTAGACAGCATCAAAGAGCAGAGTAAAGAATCAGAACTATTGATTCCTTATGCTGCTAAACCAACTCCAGACAGTTTTGATCCATTCAAGCCTTACTTAGATGACAAAACTATGGGCGATAAGAGTCCTATGACTAATATCAAACGTCCCGAGAAGCCTAAGACAGGCGCAATGGTATAAGAGGAAACGATAATGGATTTTAAAAAATTTCTATCAATGATGGCAGAAGCAGAAAGCACTGCCGAGAAAGACGATAAAGCCGAGAAGGCAGGCAAGAAAGTTGCCAAAGACATCGAATACGATGAAGGTCATAAGGGCAAGGATGATGACAAAGCCGAGAAAGCCGGCAAGAAAGTCACCAAGGACATCGAATACGATGACAAGAAAGACAAGAAAGAAAAGAAATCATTGAAAGATTGGTTTGAGATCGTTGATCGTAATATGATCGCTGAAGCAGAACAATTAACATTGGAGCCAGCAAAGCAATCAACTCAAGTCATTAAAAAAGGTAACGAAGTTATCGGTCAAGTGACTAACCCTGCATTGGCAGCAACTATCAAGAGTGCTATCGGCAAAGGCGAGATGTCATTGGCTGGTAAAGAATTAGGCGAAGCAGAACTTGATGAGAAATGGGCAGGTGATGCTGAAGTAAAACAGACAGGTCAATACAGCGGGAAGAGTGTTGAAGAATTGAAATCAATGCTTGCTAAACTAAAGAAGACAGGTCCACACAAAGAAGGCTCACCAGGCTTTAAGAAAATGCGTCAGATCATGTTCGCTATCCGCGCTAAGAAAGATTGGAAGG